AGATCAGCCTTGGACTACTTTGCAACTATGCCTGCTCTTACTGTTCACAGCGGTTTGTGCCTCACGCGGATCAAACTAATCCAGAAGATGTTGAATCGTTTTTGCGTTCTCTAGAAGACGCGCTGATTGAACCTCCAGAGCGCATTGAGTTCTGGGGCGGTGAGCCGCTGGTTTATTGGAAGACCTTAAAACCTCTCGCTGAGCGTTTGAGAGCCATGTACCCCAAGGCTCAGCTCAGCATGATCACCAATGGGAGTCTGCTGGATGCGGACAAAAATGCATGGATTGATCGCTTAGGTTTTTCAGTTGGACTGTCGCACGACGGTCCGGGTTATCACGCCAGAGGTGCCGATCCTTTAAACGACCCACAGAAGCGTGCTGCCATTTTTGATTTGTATGCGCGCCTTAAACCTGAGGGGCGAATCAGCATCAATGCCATGATCCATGCAAACAACCCAAGTCGCGCACATGTGCAGTCTTGGTTGCGTGAGCGCTTTGGTGAAGATGTGGTGGTCGGTGAGGGCGCATTCATTGACCCGTATGACGAGGGCGGACTGGCTTCCACGTTTCAGACTTCAGTAGATCGGATCACTTTCAGTGCTTATGCGTTCAAAGAGTTGCGCGCTGGTGCTGTGACCAATTTCGACATCGGTCGCAAGAAGGTCATGGACTTTGTGGAGTCGGTTGCTCAAGGGCGTCCCGCCAGCACATTGGGCCAGAAATGCGGCATGGACCGTACCGACAACCTAGCAGTCGATCTGAACGGTAATGTGCTGACCTGTCAAAACGTGAGTTCTGCGGCTGTCGCACCCAATGGCCAGTCACACAAGATTGGTCACATCTCGCAGCTTCAAGCTGTCAAGATGCGAAGCGCCACGCATTGGAGTAAGCGAGAGGAGTGTTCTAGCTGCCCTGTGCTTCAGTTGTGCAAAGGCTCATGCATGTTCTTGGATGCTCCGCTGTGGACGGCAGGGTGTGATGCTTCGTATGCTGACAACGTGCCGTTCTTTGCCGCTGGCATTGAGTTCCTCACTGGTTGTTTCCCGTTTTACATCGAGGGGGATTTTCCGCAGGAACGTCGAGATATCTTCGGTTTGGTCAGTGAGCACTCAGAAGTCAGAGAGCGTCGAGTCATTCCTATCAAGGTAGACCATGCCTGATGTGACGTTGAGTGACGCGTTGAAGGAGGCTTACGCGAGTTCACCTTCGGATGTGGTGATCCTGCATGCTTTGGAGCTACGTCACCCTGACTTTAAAAATGAGTCTGGAGTGACAACTGCCATTCGGGTGGTGCGAGATCAACAAGACCTCTTTGCACGCCTCGAACCCTCAGCCCCGTTGAACCCAAGCCAGACGGTGAGGTTTGTGGCCATGGGTTTTGACTTGGATTTGCCGCCTGTAGACATCGCACCGGTTCCTGAGGTCGTTCTGACCTTGGACAACGTCTCGCGCGAGATCGTCAAACACTTAGATGCGGCCTCTGAGTCAGAAGCTTCCATCGAAGTCACGTATCGACCGTACTTGTCGAACGACATGGAGGGACCGCAGATGGATCCTCCCATCACGTTGGTACTGACCGAGGTGGAGGCGGATGTGATGCGAGTGACCGCAAGAGCCCGAATGGTTGATATTGGCAATAAGGCGTTTCCGGGACGGTTGTACACCGCGACGGAGTTCCCGGGATTGGCTCGGTGACGGAGATGATATGAAACCAACTGATGGGTACTGGGCGCACCGATACATAGGTCGTCCATGGATAGCAGGTGCTCGAGGCCCCGAGTCATTTGACTGCTGGGGCCTTTTTTTATGGGTTCAAGGAAAGCATTTCGGGCGTGAACTTCCACTTATCCCTGTGGATGCACTGAGTTTGCGTGTGGTGCTCAAGACATTCAACGATCACCCCGAGAGAAAACGCTGGCAGCGCGTGTCCGCCCCCAAGCATGGAGATGCTGTGCTGATGCGCCAGTCTAGATATCCGGTGCATGTCGGTGTTTGGCTGGATATCGACGGCGGGGCCGTATTGCATTGCGCGCAAAGAGTTGGTGTGGTGTTTCAGGACTTGTTGGCGTTAGACCGTCATGGCTGGCGTGTCGAGGGGTTTTATGCATTTCGAGGTGATCCATGCCAAGCAGCAATGACGGTGTCGTAGTTTGGCTTCGAAACCCGTTCGATCCCCACGAGCGGGATATCCATTATGTTCAGGGGAATCCGACCATCAGCCAATGGATGAACCAAGAGCAGATCGTTTTTGAGCAACCAACGCTGGTGCTCAAAAACGGCAAGCCAGTGCTGATAGCCGAGCGGGGTGTGACCCCCATTGATGCTGGAGATGTCATCGCACTGGTGTCATTGCCGCAGGGTGGCGGAGGAGGGGGCAAGAACCCCCTGCAGACGGTTTTGATGATTGCCGTGTTGGTGGTGGCCAATGCCTATGGCGCTGAGCTTGCCGCATCGTTTGGGTATTCCGGGGCTGTGGCAACTTCGGTGGCATCAACCGCGATTGCAGTGACGGGTTCCATCATTGTTAGCGCTTTGGTGCCGCTACCCAATCAGAGTCTGCCTAACGCGACCGCGAGCTCTTCCTCCCCGAGTCCTACCTATTCGTTGCAGGCCCGAGGTAACTATGGGCGGCTGTCGCAGCCGATACCTGTCGTTTACGGTCAGCATCTGATTTATCCGGATTTGGCTGCAATGCCTTACACGGAGTACGTCAACAACGAGGAGTACCTGCATCAGCTCCATGTGATTGGCATTGGGCACTTTCAGTTTGAAGAGCTGTCGATTGATGACAGTCCTATTGCATCGTTTGAAGAAGTGCAGGCGCAAGTCATTGAGCCAGGTGGTCAAAACACCTTGTTCAACAACGATGTGGTGACAGCCGCTGAAGTGACAGGGCAGGAGTTGATTGCCGTTGCTGATACGGGTGGCAGCATCATTGGCCCGTTCGCACTTAATCCTGCAGGGACTCAGGTCAATCAGATTGGCATCGATGTTGTGATGATGCGTGGGTTGTATTACGCGACTGATGCCGGGACACTGGATAGCCGAACCGTTCAATGGCGGGTTGAGGCAAGAACCATCAACGATGACGGTGATGCCACTTCTGGATGGATTCATCTTGCGGATGAGTCCTACTCTGCTGCGGCCAATACGGCGCAGCGCAGGACCTACAAATATGGTGTGGGTGCGGGGCGCTACGAAGTGCGTGTTCAAAGATTGGATACCAAGGACGTCAGCACCCGGGCGGGACATGAACTTCGGTGGGGACAGGCTAAAGGCTATCTGGTCAATCCAACATTGCCCTCTGATTTGACCTTGCTGGCATTGCGCATGCGCGCAACGGACAACTTGTCTCAACGCTCATCCCGCTTAGTGAATTGCGTGGTGACGCGCAAGTTGCCAGTTTGGTCAAAGACCACAGGCTGGAGTGCACCTCAAGCCACCCGCTCGATTGCTTGGGCATTTGCTGATGCGGCGCGTGCGAGTTATGGGGCGGGGTTGCCTGATGCAAAGATTGACCTCAATGCATTGGCTCGGCTCGATGGCGTGTGGTTTGCGCGTGGCGATACGTTCAATGGTGTGTTCGACCAGAACCTAACCGTCTGGGACGCCATGGGACAGATTGCTAGAGCGGGGCGTGCGGTGCCATTCTTGCAAGGTGGCATCGTGCGGATTGTTCGAGATGAGCCCAAGACCATACCTGTGGCCTTGTTCTCCACCAGAAACATCGTTCGCAGCAGCTTGAAGATTCAGTATGTGATGCCCGGAGATGCCACTGCGGATGCGGTCACAGTTGAATACTTCAATCCCAAGAGCTGGAAACCGGACGAGATCACAGTCGCTCTGACAGGGTCCACTTTGTCCAAACCTGCGCGCTTGAAGCTTTTTGGTTGTACCGACAGGTCGCAAGCCGCACGTGAGGGAAAGTACATCGCCGCAGCCAATCGGTACCGCAGGCGAATCATCACTTTTAGGACTGAGCTCGAAGGACTCATTCCAACCTACGGCGACTTGGTGACCATCAGCCATGACATGCCCAGCTGGGGTGTAAGTGGTGAGTCCCTGTCTTGGGATGGCACATCAAAGGTTTTGTTCTGTTCTGAACGATTGCCTTGGCTGGTAGGGGCAAATCACTACATCGCGCTCAGACGCTTGGATGGTTCAGTCACTGATCCGATTGGTGTGACGCGCGGTGCGACTGACAGGCATGCCGTCTTGCAACAGGCGCCGAGCATTGATATCCAAACCGGTGGAGGTGAGGAGCGAACGCACTTTGCTTTTGGTGTGGGGCAGACCTGGGCCCAGATGGCGCGCGTAATGAGTGTCAAACCACGGGCTGATTTGGTGGAGGTGACCTGCGTGGCAGAAAGCGCTGCAGTTCACACCGCTGATCAAACATAAACGAACGAGTTGTTCACAACCCACCTTGAAGCGATTCAGGCGGGTATTTTTTTGGAGTTAAGAAATGCCAGAACCAACAAGTAGCGGAGTGGCGGGAGCCGCCGCTGCGTACAAAGCCTTTGGTGGTACGGCTGCTGCCGCAGCCAGTGGTGCAACGCTTGCCGCAGTCGTGGTCATGCTCATGACGCCACCACGCGATAAACGCGAGTGGACAGTGGGGCTGATCAGCACGGTGGTTTCAAGCATTGGTGGTGGTGCAACCACGATCGAGTATTTCCAGCTTCACCACTGGGCATTCTCGACAGTTGGACTGTGCGCCATGGGCGGTCTGATTTTTGCCTGTGGCTTGCCCGGTTGGGCATTG